GCCGCGCTCGGGCCGGGCTGGCGGAATCGGCGGGTCAGGATCTGCGCCGGCGGGCATTGCGTGAGCGTGATCCTGGCCGACTGGTGCCGGTGCTCGGCGAATCGCGTGATCGATCTCTACAGCGATATGTTCGATCGACTGGCGCCACTCGGCGCCGGCGTTCTGAAGGTGGAGGTGCTCTGGTGACCGAACGAGCAGGCCGCGAGCTCACGTCTGAGGAGCTCTTGCAGGCCATGGCCGACGTGCGGCGCTATCCGGCGATGATCAGGGAACGGGCCGCGACCGAGGAGCGCCGGCACTGCCGGCAGGTGATCCACGACGTCCTGGGCTCGGGCACAATCCCTGGCGGCAACGCGATCGAGGAGCGGATCGCCTATCTGATCGAGTCGACGTCGAGCGACCTTCGTGCTGCCGGCCACGCCGAGATCGCTCGAGTCGAGAACGAGATCCACCATCGGGTCGGCGACCGCGGCCCGGAGCTCGCATATCCGATCGCTTCGTTCGCGCCGTTCCCTGGCTCGGTCAGGTTCGGGCCGGACTTCGACCAGCGGTATTCCGGGCCGGTCCGCGAGGTCTTTGACGAGCTCGCTGCGGCGCAGGCGAAGTTCCCTCGGTTCAACGGGCCGCACGAGGGCTGGGCCGTGATCCGCGAAGAGCTGGACGAGCTCTGGGACCTCGTCCGCGAGAACGACGGCGACACCCAGCTGGCGCGCGTCGAGGCGGTTCAGATCGCCGCGATGGCGATCCGCTACATGATGGAGGTCACGCGATGACGACGATCGGAGCTCGGCTGCGCAGGACTCGCCGCGATCAGCTGCCGGCGGATCGGATGCCCTACGGCGACGCGCTCACTGAGGACGCGCCGCTTGACGACGAGGGCAAGCCTGTCGCGATCGAGCCGCTGCCGACGGTCCAGGTTCGGCTCGGGATCGGCACGATCATCCACCTCTACCAGCAGGGCTTCGACACCTGCGGCCCGGCGATCGTCTGGAAGGTCGAGCCTGGCCAGATCGTCTGCGCGACTGTCCTGGCCGGCAAGGTGGGCACTGGGATCACCGGGATCCTGCACCTGCCCAAGCCCAGCACCCTGACGATCATGGCGCGTGGTGGCCTGACCTGGCACTTCATCGAGGAGTGCCCATGGGGGCGCTGATCATGGCGCGCGTTATCACCACACGATGGAGGCAGGCGCGCTCGTGTGTACTGACCGAATGTACTCAGCGCATGGACGCACGCGTTAGCGTTAGTCGATGTACTCAGGCCATGTACACAGGTCATGTACACAGGCACGCATGGATGGATGGATGGTGCTCACTCACGAGGCGAGGCACCCTCGCCCACTTACGAGAGGTGAGGCCAGGAAGCGCGGTTCGGCGACCCGGTAGCGATCGTTCGTCCTGGGGCATCCCTGGGCCACACGCGGGGCCCTGGCGGGGGTCCTCCACCCCCGGCTCCCACCCGCGACGAGGTGCGCGCGATGCCGCTGCGCCAGCGCATAAGACGCATTCTGGGCGGTCGCCGCATGGATATTTTCTCACGCGCGCACGCGATGTACGCACGCGATGGAACCACCGAATGTACTCAGCGAATGTACTCAGCCGATCGCATCAGTCGATCGAACGAGCGCGAGAACTTTAAATGGCCGCAGACGTCTGCCAGACCTGCTCGTCACCCGACCTCGCGGCGGTCGACGCCGGGCTCGTGGCCGGGACGCCGGCGCGCCAGCTCGCCAAGGCCTATGGCCTGGACTACTCGAGCGTCCTCCGCCACCGGCGCAACGGGCACGTCGGCGGCGTCGAGTTCGGGCCCGCGCCGGCGGGCCGCCCGGGGCTCGCTCCTGGCCGTCTGCCGATCTCACCTGCACCGGCCGCGCCCTCGACCGCCCGGGAGATGATCGTCGCCCTGATCGCTGACCTCGAGGCGCGCGACGTCGTGGACGAGCAGGGCCGCTCGGCGCTCGGTCCGACGGCCTACATCGCCCTGCAGAAGGAGAAGCGCCTCGCCTACGAGTCGCTCGCCAAGCTCGAGGGGCCGGCCGGGCCGCCCGTGTTCGACCCGGTCACGAGCGCCGAATGGGTGGAGCTCCGGGAGGCGATCTTTGGCGCCCTCGCGCCGTTCCCGGAGGCGCTCGAGCGGGTCCTCGAGGCGATCCGCCGGCTCGTGGGGAGGGACGGGTGAGCGCGCGCTGTCGCTGCTACTGCGGCTGCGAGCGGCCGGATCCCCAGCTAGACGACGCGACGTCGAGCGACCTGACGTGTATGGCCTGCGTGCTCGGCCGCCACCTCAAGGCGTCGGCGCCCTGCTGTCCGACCTGCGGCCGGCCCTGGGACGTCTCGTACTCCGGGCCGGTTCCAGCGGCCGCCCGCCCGCGGCGGATCCGCTTGTGACCCGCGCCCGGCCTGACTTCGAGGCTGACCTCACAACCGGCGAGCGCGTGTTCGTCGCCGACCGATCGCGACACGGTCTCAGTCCGGCCGAGCTCGCCGCGCTCCTGGCCAGCCAGGACGGGCTGTGCGCGATCTGCCGCTCGCCCAACCCGGGCGCGCCGTCCTGGCCCGTCGACCACGACCACCGCCACCACCCGGGGACCTACGGCTGCCGGCTATGCGTTCGAGGGATGCTCTGCACGAGCTGCAACTGGCTCCTGGCCAACGCCAAGGACAACCCGGTGGTCCTCCGGGCGGCCGCCGAGTATCTTGAGCGGGCAGCAGCGCGTCGCCGCTGGTAAGGAGGTCGAGATGGGCTCACCCGATCAGCCGAGGGACTCGCGAGGCCGCTGGGGATCCGGCGGCAATGACGCCGGCGGCAACGGCGGTGGCAAGGAGACGCTCACCAGCGGCGGCGGCGGAGGCGGCGGCGGATCCAACCCGTTCACCAAGGGCCAGGGCCAGGCCGGCACCAGGACGGCTCGCCAGCAGCGGACGGTCGACGCCCGCGCGGCCCGGAGCTCGATCCGGATCACGGCCGCCATGATCAGGTCGGGCCACCGCTGATCCGCCATCGCCGATGCGCTAGAGTGACGGCACTCAACGCAGAGGTGATGCGGTGGTAACGGACGAACAGGTCGGGCCGGGCTGGGCGAACAGGATCGTCGGCCATGGCGAGGAGGCACCCGACCAGCTGGTCGCCAATCCGGCGAACTGGCGGACCCATCCCAAGGGCCAGAAGGCGGCGCTCGCGGGCGCGCTCGACCAGGTCGGCTGGGTCCAGCAGGTGATGATCAACCGGCGGACCGGACGGATGGTCGACGGCCACGCCCGGGTCGAGATCGCGGTCGCTCGCCACGAGGCGAAGGTCCCGGTGGTCTACGTCGACCTGTCGGAGGAGGAGGAGGCCCTCGTCCTCGCCACCCTGGACCCGCTCGGCGCGATGGCCGGCTCGGACTCGGCCAAGCTCGCTGAGCTCCTGGGCGACGTCCACGCCGACGACGCGGCCCTGGATCGGATGCTCCGGGATCTTGCCAAGTCCGCGCGGCTCTTCACGGTCGGCCTGGACGACGTGCCCGAACCGCCGGCGGTGCCTTGGGTTCAGCCGGGCGACCTCTTCGCGCTCGGGGATCACCGGCTGCTCTGCGGCGACTCGCTGTCGGCCGAGGACGTCGTCCGGCTTCTGGCCGGCGCCGAGCCGACGCTGCTCGTCACCGACCCGCCCTATGGGGTCGAGTACGTGGCCGGCGCTGGCGCTCCGGGCCCTCGATCGAAGGGCCACAGGAACGTATCGATGGCCGGCGACACGATCAGCGACTGGTCGCCCGCCTTCGAGCTCGTGCCGTCGCTCCAGGTCGGCTACGTCTGGCACGCCGACACGAAATCGCCCGAGGTCGCGGCCGGTCTGGTCCGGCTCGGGTTCGAGCTCGTGGGCCTCGTGATCTGGGACAAGCAGCAGTTCACACTCGGTCGCTCCTGGTATCAGTGGCGCCACGAATCGTGTTGGGTGGTCCGTCGCAACGGCGGCCGGTTTCTGGCCCGCCGGCGCGACCAGGCGACGATCTGGCACGCGGCTGCGAGCGCCGGCGGCGAGGCGGTCCACCCCGGGACGTGCTGCCTCCACCAGGCTGACGTCTGGGAGGCGCCATCGCCGCGGCGGTCCCGGTCGGCGGTCGATCACCCGACCCAGAAGCCGATCGTGACGGCGCAGATCCCGATCACGAACCACCTCGACAAGGGCGGCCTCGTCTACGAGCCATTCTCGGGATCCGGCACCACGCTCATGGCCGCCGAGTCGCTCGGGCGCGTCTGCTACGCGATGGAGATCGACCCGCGCTACGTCCAGGTGACGCTCGAGCGCTGGGAAGGGGTCACCGGGCGCAAGGCGGTGAAGCTCTGATGGCCCGCCCATCGAAGCGGACGCCCGAGCGTCGGGAGGCGATCCTGCGCTCGCTCCGGATCGGCAACACCCGGGAGGCGAGCGCGAAGGCGGCGGGCATGAGCGCCGACACCCTGGCCCGCTGGATGGCCGGTTCTGCGGCATTCCGCGGAGAGGTCCACACCGCGGAGGCCGAGGCCGAGCAGCGGTTCCTGGGGTTCGTCGCCCAGGCGGCGAGCACCGACTGGCGGGCGGCCGCGTTCTGGCTCGAGCGCCGGCGCTACCAGGACTACGCCCGGCGTGACCGGATGACGATGCTGTTCGACCTCCGCCGGGAGGCGGCCGAGGTCGCGGCCGCGGCCGGCATCGAGGACGTCGACGCGATGGTGGAGCTCGCCGAGCAGATCGCCACCGGCCGCCGGTGACCCTGGCGCGCCTGGCGCCGGAGCTCCGGCGCTCGTACCTTTCGATCGCGGCCGCGCAGATCGCCCGCCAGCGGGACGCCCTGCGCGACCAGCTGATCGGCCCGGCCACGATGCCCGCCCGCCGGCGCGCCGCGCTCCTGGCCGAGGTGGTCCGGACCGGGCCGAACCGGCTCGCCGTCGACATGGACAACCGGGGCGACGTCGTCTCGACGTTCGAGCGCAGCTTCCGGATCCCGGTGATGCGCCTCGAGGTCCCGCTCGGGCATGAGCTCGGGCACGCCTGGCAGGTCGACTACCTCCGCGAGCGGATGAACGCGATCGTGCTCAAAGGGCGCCAGGTCGGCGCGTCGACGTGCGCCGCGGCCAAGGCGCTCCACGTGGCGCACTACCAGCCGGGCTCGCTGGTCGTGATCGTCTCGCCCACCCAGAAGCAATCGGGCGAGATCGCGATCCGGTGCAAGGCCGGCCTGCGGAACATCGAGCGCCATCCGCTCGAGCAGGACAGCGCGATGACGATCCGGCTGGCCAACGGCTCCCGGATCATGAGTCTGCCGGGGACCGCCACTAGCGTCCGGGGCTACTCGGCCCAGCTGCTGATCGTGGACGAGGCGGCCTACGTGGACGAGGACACCTGGACCGCGGCCCGGGCCGTCGTGGCGACCGGCGGCCAGGTGCTCGTCCAGTCGACGCCCGCCGGCAAGGCCGGCTGGTTCTACGAGCTCTGGACGGCCGGCGGCCCGGCCTGGGCCCGCTACCACGTGCGCAGCGAGGAGGTCCCGACGATCAGCCGCGACTTCCTCGAGTCGGAGCGGCTCGCGATGGGCGACTATGCGTTCAAGGCGGAGTACGGCGCCGAGTTCCTGGCCGCCGGGGCCGGGCTCTTCGATGGCACCGCGCTCCGCGGGATGGTCGACGCCAGCTCTCAGCCCTACTTCGGAGGTGGATCGTGAGCGACAGCCACTTCGAGTCGCCCGAGCGGGTCCTGTCCGAGGCGCAGCGCGCCTACCTCGAGTGGTGGTGCCAGCACTGCGCCATCCTGCTCGGCCTGGCCGGCTGGAACGTCTCGGTCACGGCCTTCTGGCACGGCCGCGACGATGCTCACGCGGTGTCCCACGTCCAGGACGCGGCCGACTACATCGAGATTGCGCTCGACCGGGGGTTCCTCGAGCGCCACGAGCTCGCGCAGCGCCGGACCCTCGCCCACGAGCTGCTCCACCCGCATTTCTACCGGATCACCCGGCTGCAGGAGCGTCTCGTGGAGGGCGAGCTCGGCCACCGGACCGAGGCGATCCTGGAGCTCGCCGTCGAGCTGCTCGAGGAGCAGACGATCACGAGGCTCGGCGACGCGATCGCCGAGATGCTCCCCGCGATCGCGATGCCGTCATGACCGCCTGCCCTGGCCCGCTCGGACTACCGTTCGGGCCCTGTGAGAACTGCCGTCGTCCGCTCGCGCTCTACGCCGGCCGGCTCGAGCACCGGCGCGGCCGGATCACCGGCGTCAGCCCGGCGCGCTCCGACCCGCTCTCGCTCTACGAGCGGGCCCAGGCGATGGCGCCCATGGCCCGTCGCCGGTTCCTCCTGGGCCTGCCCTGGGACGAGCTCGAGGCGGCCGGGATCTGCGAGTGCGGCCAGCGCCTGGCCGGCCACCCGCCACTGCCCAAGCCCGCGCCGCTCCGATCGAAGGCCAGCGAGGACCGCCGGCAGGTCTCGCCCGAGGCGCAGGCCCGGATGGATGCCTCGCGCGTCCCGGCCCAGGCGATCTGGGGATCCCAGCCGCTCGGCGCGCGGTGAGGCTCCACATCGGCGTCTCGCCGGGCGGCGGGAAGAGCCACGGCCAGGCGGCGATCATCTTCACCGAGCACCGCGAGACGGCACCAGAGGAGGCCCGGATCGCGCAGGGCCCGGGGATGCTCCACACCGTCGTCCACATCGAGCGCCAGGCGCCGATCCTCGAGGTGGTCCGCGACCGGATCGTGGAGATCGCCGGGCGGGCCGAGGCCGACCGACCGTGCATCTTCCTGGACGCGGCCGGCGGGCTCGGGGCCGGCCTGGCGAAGATCCTCGCTGACCTCCAGCGCGCCGGTAAGTTCCCGGCCGCGCTCCACCGGCCGCACGCCTACACCCAGCGCGGCCAGCGCCGGCAGGGGCTGGTCAACGCGATCGTGGAGGTCTACGGCGGCGATCGCCTTCGGTTCGCTCCCTCGCTGCCGCTCGGGCCGGAGCTGATCAAGGCGCTCGAGACCTACGAGTCCGAGGTGGCCGACGACGGACGCGTATCGTTCGCCGGCGACGAGGGGATGGTGCTCGCCCTCGGCCTGTCGCTGGCCTATGCTCGCCACGGCGCCCGGCCGCGCTACGTCAGCCGCTCGGGGATCGTCTGGGCCGACCGGGCGGCCTGCCCGGACCCGTACTGAGGAGAGATCGATGGAGTGCGTCGTCTGCCACCGCCGGATCGCCCGCCGGGCGCCGCGCGTGCTGGTCCTGGACCCGACGCCACGAGTGGTCGATGCGACCCGCGGCACCCGCCAGCCGACCCTGCAGCCGGCCCACGCGTCGTGCGGCGCCGCTACCTACCGCGCGCCGGTGCCGCGGGCGTCGTGAGCGAGGTCCGGCTGGTCGCCTACTGCGGCAAGGCGCTCGGCTCTAATCGCCGCGAGAAGCATTCCGACCAGGAGCCGTCGCGGCCCTCGGCGCTCTGCCGCTCCTGCTACGACCGCTCGGTCGGGACCGAGCGCCACTTCGCTCGAGCGCAGCCGGGCGAGCTCTGGCACGTGCTGGTCCCATGACCCTGCGTCGCGGGATCCCGGCGATCGTCGTGCAGGTCGACTTCGAGGAGCAGCTCGGGCCCGCGATCGAAGCCCACACCGAGCTGATGGACGACGCGTATTGGGCGCGGTTCGTCCGCAAGCCGTTCACCTGGCAGCGTTTCACGACGTGGTGGGCCGCTCGCCGCTGGGTCATGCCTCGAGACCCGCGCCGCTGGTAGTAGACTCTGGCCGATGAACGCCAGCCGGATCCCGGTGCTCGAGCCGACCGTCCACGAATGGGCGTGCCCGGCCTGCGGCCTAGAGAAGCGGACCCGGGAGGTTCGCCCGCATATGCCGATGCACGACTGCGCCGGCGCTCGGGGGATGACCATTCCGATGCTCGCGGCGGGGACCAAGGCGAAGATCGAGGCCCACGACCGCGAGGACTACGTCGGCTCTGAGCTGGTCCAGGCGGATCCGTCGGGCCGGCCGATCATGAGCATCACCACGGAGCGCGACGACGGCCGTCTGGACGTTCGGGTCTACGCGCCAGCAGCTCGAGGAGGGTTCGTCTAGTGGCACCTGACGGTACGGGCGAGGCGCTCCCTCCGAGCGTCATCGCTGAGGACGGCGCGGGCGTCGCGCCGGAGCAGACTCCGGAGGAATCGGAGGCCGTGACGGCTGCCGAGATCGCCGAGGCCGATCGGATCGTGACCGCGGCGGAAGCCAAGGTCGACATCCAGAAGGCCCACCTGGCCGGTGCCGAGGCTGAGCTCGAGTCGGCTCGCGCCGACCGGGAAAGGCTGGGCTGACCGATGGCGTGGACCACTTCGAAGATCTTCCAGGCCTTCATCGCCGATCGGATGAACAACGTCACCGCGATCGACCTCGACACGGACGCGCTGATCGAGGCCGCGCTCTTCGACAACACGATCACCCCGGACGCGACCGTCGCCTCCGCGTCGTCCGCCTATGCGGCCGGCGTCTGGGCTGGAGGCGGCGTCGTCTCGGGCACTTCCTGGCCGGCCCTCGGCCGACCGCTCGCGTCGATCACCAGCGCCAGCGCTGCCGGCGTCTACAAGTTCGATGCCGCTGACACCGTGTCGGCGGACGCGAACGCGACGCTGACCGCCTACGGCGTGCTGATCTACGACAAGACGATCACCACGCCCGTCTCGGGCCAGGGGATCTGTTTCAACTGGTTCGGCGGCGCCCAGACCGTGACCGCCGGGACGTTCACGATCGTCTGGAACGCCTCGGGGCTCATGACCCTGACCCTGTAAGGTCGGGCTCGGAGGGCCGCCGGCGCGCGGCCCTCCCGGAGGTGAGCGATGGTCGACACGAAGGTCTCGGCCCTGACGGCCGTCGCGTCAGTGGTCGACGCCCAGCTGATCCCGGTCGATGACGCCGGGGCGTCGAAGAGCGTCTCGATGCTCCAGCTGAAGGCCTACATGGGCGACCAGCTGGGCAACTGGACCACGGCTGCTCAGAGCCCCGCCGCCGCGACCCTGACCTACATCACCGGGTCGAACATCGCCGTCCCGGTGGGCAAGCTCCGGATCGGGACGCAGTTCCGTTGGCTGCTCGACGTCAGCAAGACGGCCTTCGGCACCGCCGTTCGCACGTTCCACGTCCG